CAGAAAGTGGTGGAGGATTAGTTTTAGATAGAACTTTACCATCTGCTTTAGATGGTGAATTGATTAGTAGCACTTATGGTATCCTAATTTGGGAATCTTGGGGTAATCAAATTATAGTTAGAGGAAATACTCTTTCCGGATTAGGAAAAAGTTTAGTATATTCCCAAAACTCACCATCTACTATAAAAGATAATTTAGGATATATTAGTGATACTTACGGTAATTAGTAATCAAAATTAGAAAAACATATATTTATAACAAAATACGTATTAAACAATGGGATATTTAAATAATTCGGTAGTAACAGTAGATGCTATCCTTACTAAAAAGGGTAGAGAGTTACTAGCTAAAAACGATGGTTCATTCCAAATCACACAATTTGCATTAGCAGATGATGAAATCGATTATACCTTATATAATCCAAATCATCCATCTGGTTCTTCTTTTTACGGGCAAGCAATTGAAAACATGCCTCTATTAGAAGCATTCCCAGATGAGACTCAAATCATGAAATATAAACTTACCACTTTACCACGTGGTACAGCTCGTATGCCAATTTTGGATTTAGGATATACTTCAATCGTAATCAAACAAGGTGCTTCTTTAGCTATTACTCCCCAAACTCTAAACTACTTAGGTGGTAATCAAAATGAGGCAGGTGGTTACACAGCTACAATCTCTGATGTTAGATTATTTAATACATTTGAAGGTGTAGGAATTAACACAGCAGATGCAACATCACTTAATGCTAATTCAACTACTACATTAGGTACAAATGTATCTGCAACAGTAGTAGGAACTACAATCAACCTAAGAGCCACTACTACTAATACATTGTTTGGTACTAATTCTTCATTACAAGCTACTTTAACTGTAGTAGGTAGAGATTCGGGAGCTCGTGTTCAAATTCCTGTAACCGTAAATAAAGTATCTTAATTATGTCATTTAATAGATTAGAAACAGACGATTTTGTAGTATCAGCTGATAGTATTACAGCAGGACTATTTACAGATAGTAGAACAGCTACTTTATCTACATTCTTTACTTCATCTACTCAAACAGCAGCCTCTTCAGGAGATTATTATCTTAATGTATTCTCTGATGCAGCAAATAACCAATTAGAATTTGCAATCGCTTATGGGAATAAAGAAGGAAGTGGTAGTGTTCCTTTTGATAGTGCCGTAGTAGGTAAATCTCCTTCATCAACAAATTATGGTCAATACAGAAACTTAGTTTTAGGAGATGAAAATGCTGATTTTAGTTTTGGAGGGATTACTTCATCTGAATTTTATGCTATCTCAATTGATAGAAACAGATACAAAGAATCTTTATTCCCAGGATCCCTAACTTTAGAACTTTCAGGCTCAGATGGTAAACCTGTATTACATTTAACAGATAACTCTCAAGTTGCAACTACAGTACAATTTAACGATGCTGGTAGAGTATTCCAATTAGTATCTGGTTCAGCTGGATCTGTCTTTACAGGAGTAAATTCAAATGGATATTCTGAAAATCAAGGCTCGTATGGTTTCTTTTTACCAGATATTGCTACTTTATTATTAAACCCACTTGCAATTTCAGAATCAGCAGGTATTGAAACTACTGCAGTTACTTCTAGTAACCTTACAAATAACCAAACATTATTTAATGCTTTAACAGGTTCAGCCTCTAATTTTGTATTAAATTCTTCAGAAACTATTACTTCTGATTTTATATTTGTAAGACCTAGAAGCTCACAATTTAATTATTCAGAAAATCCAAGCTTTATCTCAGGTTCAACTGGTGAAGTTATTTATAGCTCATTTGTAAATAATCCCCAAACTTATATTACAACTGTAGGTTTATACAATGATAATAGTGAATTATTAGCAGTAGCTAAATTATCTAAACCATTGAAAAAAGACTTTACTAAAGAAGCACTTATTAGAGTTAAGCTAGATTTCTAAAATGAATGGCAGCATACAAACAATTTTTAGCACAAGATTTAATTGTTACCCCATTTGAGGTAAATAAGGGCTTTAGTTTTACTTCTGCTTCGTTTGGAGACTCTGATGTTCAAATAGATAGATTTCAAGGAACTAATGTAGATTTTACTACTAATAAAACTACAACAGGAACCCTTTCTACAGAATATCAAGCTCTAGTATATAGTTCTATTGAACAATTATATTACTCAAATTTTTTAAGTAGTAGTGCAGGATCATCAGTATCAGTCCCTGAATTACTTCCTGGTTATACCCCTGATGGGGATACTTTAATTGGATCAGCAAGCTCAGCAGGTAGATATGAAAATTATCTTCAATCTACCTTAACTCAAGATAGATTTTTTCCAACAGGTTCTTCTCAAACAATAGCAGTATATTCAATTCCATCTCAATTATTTGGAGAATATATACAACCTAATTCTTTTAGGTGGGAGGATACTACTAATAATACTACCTTTACAGACGATGGAAATGGTAATATTGTTTCCGCTAGTGTAAATGTAGGAAATATAATTTACCAACACGGATTAGCTATTTTAACTAAACAAGATATTGGAGGTAATTCCCCTAGTGATTTTGTAGGTGCTGCTAATGTAACTTGTTCATTCTCTTCCTCTTATACAATATACGAAACACAATATAAAGCAACAGTTAGAGAAAGCGAATACAATTTTAGTTTAAACCCAACAATAATTTCAGGCTCTACAGATGGATCTTTATATGGATTTACTAGTGGAAGCTATTTTCAACCATATGTAACAACAATTGGGCTATATGATAATGCCCAAAATTTATTAGCGGTAGGAAAACTCTCTCAACCCTACCCACTTTCAAGAACGACTGATACTACGTTCTATATTAACTTAGACAGATAAAAATTATGAATTGGTTATATAAAGGTGAGGAAATGACCTCATTAGAGGATTTTCCTCCATCAACTTTCGGATTTACCTATAGAGTTACTCACATCCCTAGTGGTAAAATGTATATTGGTAAAAAAGTATTAAAGTTTACTCGTAAGGCAAAGTTAACTAAAAAAGACTTAGCAATGTACGAGGGTGTACAAGGTCGTAAACCTTCCTATAAACAAGTAGTAAAAGAATCTGATTGGAAAACTTATTGGGGCTCAAATAAAGTACTCTTAGAACTACTTAACAACGATCCCCCAGAAAACTTTAAACGTGAAATTTTAACTTTAGCTCCTAGTAAAAAATTATTAACTTATGAGGAAACAAAAGCATTATTTGTGTATCAAGTTTTAGAAAACCCTCATGAATTCTTTAACGATAATATTCTTGGAAAGTTTTTCACAAAAGACTTTGAGTCGCAAAAATAGGTTAATACATTTACCGTTATATGGTAAACCATTTATTAGTTAACATAGTAAATTCCGTTTTAGGAACTGGAAAATCTACAGCACGTGGTAATCAAGCGTATCACTGTCCGTTTTGCCACCATTCTAAACCTAAATTAGAGGTAAACTTTACTGACGGGCAAAAAAATCCTTGGCATTGTTGGGTTTGTAATAAAAAAGGTACAAACTTAGTTACTCTATTAAAACAAGCCAAAGCCCCAGAAGATAAAATTGCCGAAATTAAAAAGCATGTCTCCTATAAAGACTATAGGGACAATACTAAAAAAGTAGAGGCAATTAATTTACCTAAAGAGTTTAAACCACTACTTGAATTAACAAAATCCGATATTAAGGGAAGACAAGCATTAGCTTATTTGAAGAAACGTGGCGTAAGTAAAGCGGATATACTGCGTTACAATATTGGTTATTGCGATGGTGGTGTCTATGATTATATGATTATTATACCCTCGTATTCCCACGAAGGATCACTAAATTATTTCGTAGCCCGTAACTACAACCCCCACTCACCAGTTAAATATAAAAACCCTCCAATGAGTAAAGATGTAGTACCATTTGAATTATTTATCAATTGGTCTTCTCCTTTAATTTTAGTTGAAGGTATGTTTGATGCTTTAGCTGTAAAACGAAACGCAATTCCCCTGCTAGGCAAACATATTCAGAGAGAACTAATGAAAAAAATTGTTACCTCTGAAGTTAAAAAAATATACATTGCATTAGATCAAGATGCTCAAAAAGATGCTTTAAAATTCTGTGAGCAGCTATTAAATGAAGGTAAAGAAGTGTATTTAGTAAATATGCAAGAAAAAGATCCATCCGAAATGGGTTTTAGCGAAATAACAAAATTAATCCAAGAAACAACACCTATTTCAGGTTATGATCTAATGTCTCTGAAATTCCAAATGATATGAGTAAACGAAATGTAAAACGCTCTTATAACAGAATCCTAGAGATTTCTAAAGACGCAAAACAAATTACTATGCCAGACTCACGTTACTATAGACGTAACGGAGAGTATTATCCATCTATAACCTATGTTTTAGGTACTTACCCTAAAGGTAAATACTTTGAGGACTGGTTAAAAAAAGTAGGTTATTCGGCAGATCACATTGTAAGAAAAGCAGCAGATGAAGGTACACAAGTACACGAGATGTGTGAAGCATTTTTATTAGGTGAAGAACTACAATTTTTAGATAAACACGGTCGCCCACAATACCACCCAGATGTTTGGCAGATGTTTTTACGTTTTGTAGATTTTTGGGAAGAATATAATCCAACACTAATAGAAACCGAAGTACATTTATTTTCGGACGAGCTTAAAGTAGCAGGTACTTGTGACTTAGTTCTTGAAATTGACGGTGAATTATGGATTGTGGATTTAAAAACATCTAACCACCTCCAAACTACATACGATTTACAAACTGCAGTTTATGGTAAGTGTTACGAGGAATGTTATGGTAAGAAAGCAGACAGATATGGTGTTTTATGGTTAAAATCAAATAAAAGAAAAGCTGCTAAAGGTAAAATGCAAGGTAAAGGATGGGAAATGTATGAATCCTCTCGTAGTCAAGAAGAAAATCTAGATATTTTCCTCACAGTTAAAAAATTATTTGATTTAGAGAACCCAAAACACAAACCAGTATTTACTGAATTCAGAACGCAAGCTAAGCGAAAGTTATGATATTTATACTAAAACGCGTTAATGATTTCACTAAAAAGACTATTGAACGAGGTTCAAGGTAATCCAAAAGCTTTGATTTTAGCTGGCGCCCCAGGTGCTGGTAAAGGATCAGTACTAAGAGATTTAGATTTAGGTGGATTAAAAACCTTCAACTTAGATGATACTATTCTAGCATTGTCAAAAGCTGAGGGTTTTTCTCTTAATCAAAAAGATACCGATGCTGAAAACCGAAGTGCCTTTATGAAGGCAATGGCTGCGGCTACCAAAAAACTTAAAGACGAACAAATTCCAGGTGCTATTGCAAATAAAGATTCATTTGTATTAGATGGCACTTCCGCTTCAGTTAATCAAACTAAAAAATTAGTTGACCAATTAGAGGAAGCCGGGTATGATATTATGATGCTTTATGTTTATGCTGATCTAGAGACTGTACTAAAACGTAATGAAAAACGTTTTGAAAAATCCGGTGGTGAAGATCGCAGTTTAATGCCCTCAGCAGTATACAGAACATGGCTTCAGGTAGCTAACAATTTTGAAACATACCAACAAATGTTTGGAGACAATTTTGTTCCATTTTCAAATGCTGGTAAAGAGGAAACAATGAAGGATGTAGAAAAAATTCTAAAAACTTACATTGATCCATTTAAACCAAAAGATGCGAAACCTAAAACAGATAAAGAAATTGCTCGTAGTAAGGCCCAAAAAGAAAAAGTAAATAAGGCAATGCAAGAATTTCTTAATTCAGATAAAGTAAAAAATATTATTGATAATTCTGTATCTAAAGAAGAAGCACAATCTAAAATAAATTCATTTATAAATGGCTAAATCAGTTGCTATATATGGGGGTGGATTTAAACCACCTACAAAAGGACATTTTGAGGTTGTACAACAAGCTTTAAAACAACTCCCAGATGTTGAAGATTTTATAGTTTATGTTGGTAGTGGAACTCGTGATGGGTTAACTCAAGCTGAAGCTATTTTAATTTGGGAGATTTATCAATCACATCTTCCAATGAAGGTTAAAATAGAACCCTCTAAAGCACCAGTTGGTTCAGTTTATAGCTATGCTAAAGACAATCCTGAAGATGAAGTATATTGGGTTTTAGGGGCTCGAGAAGGTAAAGACGAAGACGCATCCGATATAGTTTCTCGTACAGCTGCCATTGATAAAAAAGAAGATAAATACAATAACGTTGAGGTTAAAATAATCCAAACAGCTGATAAAGGTATGAGTGGTACCAATGCTCGTCAAGCCGCTAAAGTATCACCTGAAGAATTCCACAAATACCTCCCAGATGAATTATCAGATGAGGAAAGAGAAGAGGTATACAATATTGTAAAACCTGCAATCCAGGAAATGTTAAACGAGAATGCTTCATATTCTAAAGATATAGATTATAAAAGCCGAATTAAGGATTTAACAGTTCACATGCTTAAAAAAGGATGGAACATTGTCCCACTTCCTAAAATAGTATACAAAGATGGTGATGTAGAAAATGCTAGAGAATTTTTAGGCAAAACAGCATATTATGATCCAAATACTCAAACTATTGTTTTGTATACTGAAGGACGTCATCCTAAAGATATTGTTCGCTCGTATGCTCATGAGATGGTACACCATCAACAAAACATAGAGGGTAGATTAAATAACATCCAAACTACAAACACCCAGGAAGATGACCAGTTAAATGATATTGAAGCTGAAGCTAATTTAAAGGGTACAATGACATTTAGAAATTGGACCGATAGCTTACAGGAAAAGAAAAAAGTAAAAGACCCATTTGGTTTAAATGCTTATGCTTTAGAATTAGCACGTGGTCTAGAAGAATCATTTTTAGAAAATGTTATCCCTAAAAAAGATGAAAAAGCAGCCCCATACGGCTCAGGTTATAAAAAAATAAATGAGGGTAT